GACCACGCTTGGTGTGTTTATTCGAACAGCGTGGACAAATCTTTTCAGCAGGCATTAATCATGCACTTCATCAGGATCATATCTTTCATGGCCAGTTTCTTTGGCGTGGGTCTCGCACAGTGTTTCGTGCCAGCCATCGGTGTATGTCTCACCTGGTGCGCCACACACCTCACAGGTTACAGTACTCATATATTCAGCAAAGTGAATATAATTCCTCTGTTTATCAGTATAACCACTTGCATAGAACCTTAGGCTGCCATACTTTTCTTTAACTTGGTCAACAGTCGGCACAGATTTTGCAGCAAGATCCATCTTGGCCTTGGCGGCATCAACATCAGCTTGCGTGAATGGTTCTGATTTCCATCCCTTTTCACCCTTTTCAAACATCTCAAGGTTGAATTCATATGTGCGTTTGGCTGATCTGTAGTCCTCGGTGAGTAACAGACACAGCGTGTTAATCAAATTGTACCAGCCATCACGACAATCAAATCCCCAGCACATGGCCGTGGTTCTCATATCACCATGTCTATTTCTGAACAACAGCGGATAATCTGCACATAGTTTTTCGTCTAGTTCTGTTTTCATTTCTTCTCCCATCTTATATTCATCAATTTATACAACACCTTGCGGTACAATGGTGGTTCTTCTGCCAGTTTAAACACGGCTGATTCAAAATCAATAACCAAGCGCGATGCACCCACTGTGGCTGTTGTCCATGATGTATTAGTATTAATGACATTAATGAAATTAAACAAGCCTGATGTTGCAGTTGTATATTGAGGTTTGATACAATCGGTGTAGTCCAAATCAAGTGGTATCTGTTCGGTCAGAGGCCAAAAGAATTCAATATCTAGTTGTTTATTCTTCATGTAATTTTCGTTGTTCAAATTTCTTCTCCTGCATTGTCTTCTCACCAAAAGATTTGCGTGGGTTCATACACATCACACAGTTTGGATTGCCGCAATTCATGGCATGAGTTTTGGCAAACTTGTGTGGTTTTTCAACATTGGTACCATACTGTTTCGCAATTTTAGTCTGTTTCTTGACAACATTCTCATCTTGTTGCAAGCGCTTAGAATGTTTAATTTTTGATAACTCGTCCATATGCACTCCTTGTTTATCAATTATACATCGGCCAACCAATAAAGCAATGGTACCAGAGTATGATTGCCGAAACGAAAAACCCACCTCAATGGGTGGGTTAGTCTAAGTTTACTACGAAATTGATGAATTGTACCGCCTCGTCCTCTACACTAAAGAATCTAACATAAGACCTGTGGGTTATTGTACATGATATAAAAACCATGATTGTTTCAGTATTATGTATGGAGAATTTGATTCTCCAGTTGTTTCTCATTACTGAATGCCACGATTTGGTTTTTAATGCCGCATCACGAAACAGACTAGTAAACTCTTTATTGGATGTTTTTTTATGCATGGTACCTCAACTATTATGGTATATGTATAACCACAAATAATTGAGGTTTGCATTACATCAAGAACCTCTGTGTCGGTTTATATGTCGAGCCGCCATGCCTTTTCTAGCTTCAGCAAGTGCTTCTAATATTTTCCACAAGAATTTCATTTTACCAAACCTTTTTTGTATAGGTTGGTAGCTTCTTCACTGACATATGCAGTAACTTCTTCATTAGATTTTACGATTTGTTTTGTGAATGCTGTTTGTGCATCAACGAATGCCAACATTGGTTTACGAACCTTTTCATCGGTAATAAAAGTATTAACGAAATATTTTTTTGAACCTTGAATGGTATCGATGAATGTATTGTATGCGAACATGAGTATCTCCTTAGACGATTAAATTAATGAGGCCTATTTTAAGCACCCCATTAATATATATGTGCGACCGCAACAAAAACTAAGTATAAGTACTAGTGTGCAGGGTCTAATGATGATATAAATAGTTGTGGATCACGGGACGGCAATCCCCACCCACTCTAACATTGTAAAGGAATGTCAGCATGAGTATTTATAACTCACAAAAAGGTATACCATACGTATACAAATGTACCGAAAAAACAACAGGTAGGTTCTACATCGGATACAGGTACAAATATTATGATAAACCAGAAGATGACTTAGGTAAAAAGTATTTCACATCAAATGAATATGTGAAGGAAAACTTTAGTCGATTTGATTATGAAATTGTGGCCACATTCGATAATAAAAAAGATGCTTTAAAATTTGAAGGTCAATTGATGAGAGAAACACAATCGGACCTTCAAATAAACTACGACCGAATAAGAAAACTCAAAAGAATTTAGTCTAAATCATCATGCCTGATTTTGGCAAGAATGTAGTCCTTGACCAATGATGAACGGACAATATCATTCACGGTAAACTCAATACGGGTGAAGGCATGCATGTGATCGGCAATCTCAAAGAATTTCAAAATACCGGTCACATCATTCTTCTTTTTGTTGAGGTCAGTCTGTCTGTAATCACCACACCAAATGATCTTGGAACGATATCCAACACGTGTCATCACTGTGTCTATCTCCTCGAAGGTCATGTTCTGCATTTCATCCACGATGATAATGGCATCATCAAACGACATACCACGAATGAATGAGGTTGAAATGAATTCAATATGGCCTTGTTCTTCCAATCTATCCCATGCATCTTTGCGACCAAATAAGGTTTCACAAATCTGCCTGTATGGCTGTTGGTAAATCTCCATCTTTTCATTCACATCACCTGGTAAGTGTCCAATCTCACGGGATTGTACTGCTGACCTTACCACAATTATCTTATCGAATGGGTTACTCTTATCGAGAACCTCTTCTATTGCCTTGTACAGAGCACAAAATGTTTTACCTGTACCTGCCACACCATGTAGTGCAACAAAATAATCTCCTCTTTTATATGCATCAAAGAACAATCTTTGATTCTCCGTTAGTGGTTCGAATGTTTTTAAGTCATCGATTCTTACTTTTAGAGAATTACTGCGTGGTTTGATATCCGCTGAATCAGATAACATGATTTTAGTATTTGATTTTCTGGCCATTCTTGGTTTTCTCTCTTTACGGTAATTATTAGGCAATGATGTGTGGGAACTAATGGCTGGCCTCTCCTTCTTTATAAGTATTGGTGTTGCTTTTCAGATGAGCTTTACGAATCTTGCATGTGACCCAATCATTATAGTAATTGGGTGTAAGCAAACATCCTCTTACAAATATTTCATAGGTCTCATAGTAACTACACTCTGTACGATTCTTACAGAAATACAAAACCTCACGAAGGAAACAATCTGCTCCCATCGTGGCTACATCTTCAATAATTGTTTTGTTTGAACCAAAATAGTTCTGCCAACCTGAATTGACACGGGTTTTCTTTTTCTTCCCGTTAACTTGCCTTGTTGCGGCTTTGGTGAAGTATTTCCGACCAATGTACTTGCGGCCGGTCACTTTGTTTGTGATACAGTAGACGTAACCATATTGACCTTCAATCATTTGGTCGGTTACTTCCACTCCATTGTAAAACCATGACATTTATTCGTCATCTTCAGAATCTGGATCGATAAAATCATCTTCCTCTAAAGCTATATATTCACCACAGAAAGGACAGTGCATTGGATCACTTTCACATTCTGTTTCGTCATATTGAATTGCAAATTCTGAACCGCAAGATTCACATTGGTGATTAACTACTAACATAAATTACCTCCATATACTGTTACTTGAGTATATAGACAACAACGGAGGTTAATATTGTCCTATACAGAAAAGCTACTTCCGCAGCCACATGTTGATTTTGCATTCGGGTTTGATATGACAAACTGTGAGCCTTTTAGTTTGTCTGTTGTGTAGTCAATTGTAGCCGTATCAAAATACTGCATACTTAAAGCATCAACTAAAAGTTTATCAATGACAAAATCATCTTCTTCTTTGTCTTGCTCAAGTGTAAATCCATAGTTGAATCCTGAACAACCACCACCAGAAATAAATGCTCTCACATATTTCATGTTTGGCTCATCTAAAAGTATCTCGGTAAGTTGTGTTTTTGCGTTTTCTGTTAGAGTAATCATATGCATCCGCATTTTAGTTGATAGTCGTTTATTGCTGCTTTGATAGCATCTTCTGCAAGTATGCTACAATGTATCTTAACTGGGGGCAATGCTAGTTCTTCGGCAATTTGGCTGTTGCGTATATTATAAGCATCATCAATATGCATCCCATGCACAAGTTCTGTAACCAATGACGAACTGGCAATTGCTGAACCACATCCGTATGTCTTAAAACGAGCATCTCTAATAATACCATTTTCATCTACCTTAATTTGAAGTTTCATAACATCACCACATGCCGGTGCGCCAACCATGCCAGTACCTACTGTTGGATCATTCTTATCTAGTGATCCAACATTGCGTGGATTTTCGTAGTGGTCGAGAACTTTTTTTGAGTATGCCATTATGCGGCCTTGCTCCACACATCGTCCCATGAACCAGACAAGGCACCTTTGGCGTAGTCGGTGGCACGGTTCTCAAAGAAATTGGTGTGTGTTGGTGCATTAATCATTTCT